AGTTAGATAGACCACCTTTGTTTAAAACTGGAGCAGTTAATTATAAAAATACAGCAACTGCTTCATTACCATCATTTGCAAATAAACACATACAAGATATAAAAATTATTCAAGACCGATTATTTATTCTTAGTGATGAGGCTATAAGTATATCAGAAGTTGGAACACGTGACAAATTTTTCTTGAGTTCGGGTCAAATGTTGGTTGACACAAGTTTTATTGATGCAAAATTTAGTGTAACAAAAGGTACTTTAAAACACTTAATTTTCCTAAATAAGGAATTTTATATATTTGGTACGCAACAGCAATTTTTATTACATTTTGAAGGTTATATCTCGCCTTTTACAATGCTTATTCAAAATTTAACAGACTATCAAATTTCAGATACAACACCAGAAACATTAGGGAATGAAATTTTCTTTGGTAATAAAACAACAGTGTCTCAGGGTTTTGAAAGACACATGTTGTATTCGTTCTTTGTTCAGCCAAATACATATACAAACAAAGCTGAAAATAAAAGTTGGATGATTAGTGACCTTATGCCAACAAAAGTAAATCAAATTGTGGCTATTAATGACAAAGTAATTTTAACTTATTCTGAGCCTAATAACAACTTTACTTCAGCAATGGTATTTCATAGATTTACAAACAACCTTGAGGTAATTCAAGAGGGTTGGACACGGTGGAAATTTCCAACTGATTTAGGATTGTGGCATATTAATTCTGTTGGTGATGTTTTGACAATAAAGGCAGAGCCAACTGGTCTTCAAGGTCCTAGTGATGCACGATATGTTCTTCTATTTTATAAAATCCCACTTGAGCAAGATGTTGCAAATGCTTTATATGATGAAATTTACACTTCATATACTGGTGAAAAAACTTTAAAAGATATTAAAGCTAAAATATCATTGCCAATTTTTACTAAAGATATTCCACCATATTTGAGGGCAAGGTTGGACTTTGTCCACCTAATCTTTGATAAAGAATTCACTGGATATGTCTATTATGGACAGGATGGTGTTATTTCCGAAGTACTTGGAACGATTAATAATGCTATATATGCTTCAATACCTATTAGAAAATATGCTAGAGGAGCTGAAATAATTATAGAAGCAGCTTCAGTAATTGAAGGTAATCCTAATTTTGAAAATGAAGTTAATTTATTAGCCAATCCTTTGAATTTGATGGGATTTGGCGCTGAGTTTCGTGTATGGAATCGCAGATATGGTAAATACTAATAAGTTTGAAGGGAGGTATAATTGATATGGCTAATCCTTTTGCTACGTATAGAGCAAGCAAACGATATAATGAAGAATTGGCTAGGATGCAGCAGGAACTATGGGATAATCTAAAGATACAAATAGGAATGTTATCTGAACAAAGAAAACAAATGTTAGCCAGTGCTAATCAAGATATTGTGCAACGGAAAATGCAAGGTTATCAAACTCAGCAAGCAACTATAGCTAGACAGTTAGCTATGGGATTAGGTGCTGGTGGAGGCACTTTATCAGCTGTTCGAGGTAATCTTCAGCAAGCGGTAGCTCAAGACGTGGGTATTATTCAGTCTAATTTAGCTAACTATCTTGCTCAGACACAATATCAGCAACAACTGATGCAAAGGGAAACAATGTCCCAATATTCACAGTATGAGTCACAAAAGCGTAAGCCAGGATTAGATGCTTTAGAAGCCACACTAGGATTGGTAGCAAATATTGCTTCATTAGACTGGAGTAAACTTGGAGACTTGCTGTCTCCATTATTGTTGAAAGGAGGATAAATATATGGCAGCATTGACTACAACAGAACGTTTAGAAACGCTAGAACTTCCTAGAGAAGAAAGTTTTTATAAAGCCACGACACCTAGCCTGAAGGTATTCGCCCAACCGTTAAGTATGCCTGTAGATGCTAGTGGTGTTTATGGTGTGCAGCAAACATCCAGTGAGATTGCACAGAAGGCTGAGATATGGTCTTCTTTGGTAAAAACAACAGCTACAATTACACCATTATTGAATAAAATACAAGAAGAGAATAAGCGTGTGCAACAAATAGAAGGATGGATGACAGCTGCTTCTGGAGGACAGCTGGATGAGAAAGCTTCAAAATCAATGATGCGAGGATATTATCAATACACTGCAGAGTTGGATTATTCAATCTTCAATAGTTCTATGCAAGAATATTATCAGCAAAATAAGATGCAATGGGAAAGTCCTGAAGAAGTACAAAAGGGATTAAATGAATTTTTGAATGAATGGATGCTAGCTAGACCTTCCAATAATTATTATTTAGAAACATTTCTTCCACATGCGTTGGATATTCAACAATTACTAATAAATGATTGGACACAACAAAAGGTGCGACAAATAAATGATGATATAGTTGCAACATCAGTGGCTGGTGTTCAAAATAAAGCTGATGCTTATATTCAGGCTGGTTTACAAAAGTTTTTAAATGTTCCAAATATAAACTTATTTGATAGTAGTTTTGCTTTTGATACATTAGAGATTACTAATGAATTTAATGAATTCTTAAGATTTGGTTTATCAGAAGTACAAAAAGAAGCAAAAGCAATGAATTTAACCAGACTTGATGTATCTCAAATATATATTAACCGTATTGGTGAACTTGCAGTAGCATATGGTATGCCTGAATTGTTGAATTTTACAGATATTCCAGATGAGAATGGTATTAAACTTAATCAAACAGTATTTTCAAACACAATTAATCAATATAGAACTGAAGCAATGAAAGTTAAACAATCAAAGATTGAACAGCAATCTAAAGCACAAGAAGCAATGGACAAAGAAACTGTTGATTTATTGTACAAACAATGGTATTATGATATTTCTGATTTTTTAAATGTTTCAAAATTTGACCCAACTAGCAAAGTAAGATTTGAAAAGTATTTTAGAGAGGAAGTACTTAACAATGAATATTTATATAAATTAAGTGATAGTAGATTTGCTAATATAATAAATATGGCTAATGAAATATTGTATAACGAACACACATATTCTCAAGTAAGTAATGAAAGAACATTGGTTGAATTAGACAATGCGTTCTATAAAGGCAAATTAACGGAAGAAATGGTTACACAAGAGTTGCTTAGTAATAATTTATCTTTGAAGGATTACCAAAATTATATGAAGAAATTAAATGATGCAAAAGAATTGGAAAATAAACAAGTTCAACAATGGTTAAATGCAAAAACTATTGCAGCTTATGAAGTATATGGAATAACAGAGAATGAATGGATACAAGCTTTAAATACCCAAAACTTTAGTCCTGCTGAAATTGATAAAATTACTGGTATAATGCTTTCACAAAGAGAAGCGGAAGCTAAGACATTAGAAGATTATGAGAAACAAAAACTTATGGAAGAAGAAGCAATGAAAGCAATGCAACGAAAGGAAAACTATTTAAACTTAAAAAACAGATTAGCTAAGAATGAATTCATTAAACCTGAAGAAATTATAGAAATGTATGCTTCCAATGAACTTGAAGCTACTGATGCTGACAAGTTATTAGGGACTGTTTATTCTATGATAGATGATGTAAAAACGTTTAAAACTAGAAATTTTGATAAGATGATTGAAAAAACAATACAAATGTATGCTGGGTCAATTTATGCCGTAATATGGAATAGTGAACTTGAAGCTGTTTTATATGAGAAAGCAAATGAACTTGCAACACAATTTTATGAAATAAATGATTTAACTAGACCTGATATTCACATATTATTCAGAGACCAAGTATTGACACCATTAGAGGAATACGCACAACAATATACGTCTTCAGGTGAACTTGGACAAAAGACAATGAGTATGGGTGCAACATATGAAGAGATGTTAAAGAGTTTTGAAGAAGATAAGAAGAGCACTGAACCATTTTGGAAAAAGACTTTTAATAAGCTTTTTGGTAAGGAAGAAGAAATTACAACAAATGCTTATATTTCACCTAATGATGAGTTATATTCTAACATAACCAATTATACATTGCCTGATGTGATTAGAGAATTAGAAACAGCTGGTTTAACAACTATTGATGCCAAAAGTATGGCTTATGATGAGACTAGAAACTTCATTGTAGAAAAATTGAAAGCTGGAGCAGACCCCGCAAAACTTCAGATTTATTTAGTTACACAAAAAGGCTTTACAGATGCAGAAGCACGAAAAATTATAACTGAAGTTATAAAAACTTATGGCGCAGATTTGATGAAGTCTCCGTATGTTCCACAACAAAAGTAAAGGAGGTATAAATATGCAATTATCTCCAGAGCAAATTGTTACTTTAAATGAAGAAATATATTTAGAATTATTACCAACATATTTAGACTTAATAGACCAACATTTCAAAGAAATTAATCCTGATGTGTCAAAGTTAGCTAAACCTGGTACAGAAGAGCGCCAAAAGCAAGAACAATTTATACTAAATGTTTTAAAAATAGCTGATGAAGAAGATGTTGACCCATTGTTATTGTTAAATTTATCAGCTACTGAATCAACACTGGGATTATATAAAGGGAAAATTGGAAATGCATTTCAAATTTATAAAAGTACATGGGAATCAGCGAAAAGTTATTTTTCCTTACGCAAATATTTATTTGAAGATGAAAAATTACCTGATATTTTAACCAAAACCATTGATGAAATTAATGGAAACACCGAAAATGAAGTAAAAGCTGCAATTTATGTTTTAAGATATTCAGCTTTAAATGCTTTACATTCTGCTGGAATGAAAGATAATAGAGATGTTATAACTGGAATTTATGAATATGCCAATAAAGCACTAAAGGAGCCAGAAAAATCTGACTATGATGCAATATTAAATTTAATGATTGCGACTTATCGTAATGGTGCTGGAAATTTATATGGTTCAGATGTTGGAAAAAAATTTCAGAAAGATATTGTTTTATCAGACCCTAGTCTCAAAGGTGATGTTGCTACTGTTATAAAAAATATTAATGAAACAGTGCCAAAATATTCTGATATGTTCAAAATTACCACAGCAGATAATTTAGAAACACTGAATGATTATATTACTAAAGTAAGACCTAATGTTACTGAAAAAGAACTAATTACTACGAAAGAAGCTGAGGTTACACAAACAAAAACTCAAGAATATATTGCAACATTAGAAAAATTAAAATTAGCTGAAATACCAGTTGAACCAGAAACAATTACACCAGAAGCTGCCGAAACAATTTATCATCCTTTTCAAGCACCAACTAATGTACAATTAACATCTTCAAAAGATACTCTTAAAGAATTTTATGAAAATTTAAGCAAAATTCAACAACCTGAAGTAAGTATGGAAGCTGCTAAAGTAGAAGAAACAATTCCAGAGTCTCCAAAGATGCCGACTAGTAAAGACATATTTTCTAAACCTTTAAGCATAGATTTAAAAGCAAAACCTATACTTTTTAAAGATGTTGTAAAGGAAGTATATAAAGAAGATTTAGAAACTATAATATCACAGCAACCAAAATTACCTTCAGAAGCTGTAGATTTTTTATTACTTTCTGCAGTAGAAGAGCCACCTCAGAAAGAACCAACAGTAATAGAAGTTCCCACTAGACGTACTCCAGATTATGAACAATATGAACCTGAAATATGGCGTTTGAAAATTGGTACTGTTAAACCGCTTGGAGTAAAGAAACAGGAAAAACGAAAAGCCACCAAACGTACACAGTTATTGGAGCAAAAAATGTATGGAGGTGAATAATATATGCCTATAACTTTAGCACAAAACCAACCAGAAGAACAAATAAATGCACCAGTTTTAAAAACTGAAGAAGATAAACAACTATCTAAGAAAGAGCAGAAGCAACTAAGTACTGCAATGGGTGTTGTATATCCTATGATGCAACCAGAACAAACACAGCTAGAAAAGACTTTATGGCAGATTTCGGATTTTATAACCATTATGTCAGATTCAATCCTTTATAGAACACCGACTTTAGATACAACACTTTCCCCTACAGCCCAAATGGTTGCTTCTTATGCTGGTAGTTTAAGTAGAGATATAATATTGACAATGACAGGATATACAGCTGTTGATGCTTTAACAAGAAGTATTAGTGGCATATCATGGGTTAATAAAGCTTTGCGTTCAATGCCTTCGTTAGTCTATGAAGGGATAAGAGGTGCTGCAGCAGGCGCTGTAAAAACAGGTTTTAGTAAGATGTTAAACCCTGATATAGATTGGTATTACACAGCAATAAGTGTTGCTGAATATGGCGCTGGCGATTTTTCACGTGAGCTTACTAATATAATTTTGAGAAAGACGTCACTTAGTCCAGTAACTAAAGAAATACTAGCATATGCTGCAGATGTTGTTGGTGGGGCTACAGCAGGATTAGCGATACATGGAGAAATAGATGACTTTGCAAAAGAAGTTATCAGTGTTCAAGCTGTTGCTATGGGTGTAGTTGATGTTTTACTTAGTGGTGCACTTACTGGAGGTCCTAAGTTATCAGTTGATGATGTGTATATTAAAGAGTTACAAACAATAAAACAACAATTAAGTGCAGGAGAAATGGACCCTTTTGTAGCATTAAATAATGTTGATGCTCTAGCAAAAGTTTATGACTTGGATGCAAAAGCTATTGTGGATAGTTTCGAATATAATTTTAAAGAAGATTTAACAAAAAATGTTGATAAGTTAAAAGCAGAAATGGTTGAGTCCATAATTTCTAAGAAAGTTGAAGTCACACCTAAAGAAGCTGAGGCTATTTCTAAAGTAGCTGAAAAATTACCTGAAACTCCTGAAGGTGTACCATTAGTAACTCCAGAAGAAGGAGGACCAATAAATACACTAAGATTAAATACTGAACCTGAAGTTATAAAAGAAGTTTATGACATGGCTGAAGCTATTGAAGAAGCACAAGGAAAACCAAAGATAACATTTGAAGAAGCTAAAAAGATAGTTGGTGCTGAAGCTGAACCGTTAAAAACTATGACTCCTGAAGCTTTGGTAGATGAATTAGGAATAGTTTTAGACAATGCTAAAGCACTATCTAAAGCTTTAGAAACTGCACCAATTGAAGTACTAAAATATAGAGATACTGTAGTTAATTTAGGAACAATTATCCAAAAGTATGCAATAGACTTAAATAATAAGCTTTCACAAGGAATAGAAGTTCCCGAAGCAGACAAAATTAAGCTAACAGAATTGTTGATAATCCAACATTCATTGGTTTCTGATGTGAAAAATATATCTACTAAAGTAGCACAGACGTTATCATTAATGGGAGCTGAAGTTGATGGAAAGTTAGTAGACTTCAGTAACCTTACTGATGCTGATTTATTTAGGTCACAAGATGCACAGTGGTTATATGAGGGAGTAAAGAAAGCAAACATATCAACAGATGATTTTGAAGTTTTGGTAGCTAAAATTGCCAATGCAGAAAGCGTTGCTGAAGTTAATCAAGCGTTGATTAAGTCACCATTTAGTAAACGTTTGATTGACTTTCTTGTTGATTATAAAGCCATGAATATTTTGACTAATTTTAATACTCACAAACGTAATGTGGTATCACAGACTGCCAATCAACTATATGATATTATGGTTGATTATATGGCAGCATTTACAGGAAAAATTTCAGGTAGTGATGTTATAGCTTTTAAAGATGTTAATAACAAACTTTTAGGAATATTAGAAGGAATGACTAATGGATTAGCACGACCAGTAGTTGGTGTGAAAGATATGTATGGCATTATGCATGCTAAAGAAAATCCTAGCTCCTTAGATGTTTTAGGACTAATGATGTTTAAGCCTCAAGAGTTCAACAAATATCTAGAAATGACACAGATTGAAGGAACTAAAGCTAAACTAGAGCGAGTAGAAACACAAGCACCAATGCATAAACTACTTGGTGATGCTGCTGAGAAAAGCACATTTTTAGGATTTTTAGCTAATGTATCAGATTATACTTTAGGTCATATGCGTACTTTTAGTTATGGTATGCTAGAATTTACAGATAGACCATTTGCCTATGGTGCATATACAGGGGAAGTGAGATTTACATTATCCCAGTTATCAAGAATGAATCCAGATATGGAATTAGATACCAAAGCTTTAACTAATGCAGCTGTTGAATATCGTGGTGTTAAAAATGTATTTGATAAAGTACAATATTATGCTCAGACACAAAAAGGGCTGTCTTTAGAAGAGAGTTTAGAATGGACAAAAAATGCATTAATTCAACAGGAATTCAAACCAGAAATTATTGATTATGTTATTAAAGAGAAAACTAATCCTAATGCTTTAGCCAGCGATACAAATTATAATTTAATAAAGTATTTGGATTCAATAGGGATAGAAAAAGCCAAAAAAATGACTTGGAAAAGTGAATTAGAGTTTGATATAAACAGAACAATAGAAAAAGGTTTAAACGATATAAAACTTTTAAAACTTATTCAACCTTTCTTCCATACACCTGCTGCTATCATTGAAAAGGGTACAGAAGTTATGGGTGTTAGACCTAGTTTATGGCAGAAAGCTTTTAATAGTAGCAATAAGTTAGACCAACAAAGAGCAATAGGGGCTTTAGCAACATCAGGACTTACATGGTTAGGAGCAGTTATGTTGTATTTAGAGGGTAGATTAACACCAACATCACGTGATGAATATGAGCAAAGAATGATGTCTGAAGCTGGTATTCAGGAAAATTCAATCAAAATAAAAGATAAATGGGTGAACATTAATACATTAGACCCATACCCTGCTTTTGTGTTTACTACTGCAGCCAATCTTGCTAGAGCTTTAGAAGAAACACAAGACCCTGAAAAGTATGAAGAATTTACTGATTACGTGCAACAATTTCTTTGGATTAATGCTAACAACCTTATGAATAAAACGTATTTTGAAAGTTTGGCGGATTTTTTCAATGCTTTAGTAGGGGTTAATCCCGAAAATTATATTAAAAACTTTGCACAGTCTTTTAAACCGTTCTATGGTCTTAATAAATATTTTCAGCAAACATTTCAAGAATATTATGTTGATGTTAATGGAAAAGTGATGAAAAATATGCCTCAGTTAGATAGTTATGGGAAACCAATCATACAATACGATTACGTAATGGGGCTTAGGGTATCTACAGAAAGTGAATCTCCAATAAGAAAAGAAATGGCAAAACTAGGATATAAGATACCAAGAATGAATAACACAGTTGATGGAATTAATTTAGACCCTGAATTGTATTATATGATGTTAAAATATTTGGATGTGGGTTTACATATGGAAGATAAATTAAACAATATTATTTCTCAAAAATCATATGAGAAACTACCTGATAAAACTAAAATTCAAGTCTTAGATAGTGCTGTTAAGCAATTTCATGAAGAAGCACGTAATTTTGCTAGAAGTGTACTTGCTAGCCAGGGGACTTATCAGCAGGAAATACTTCAAAAATTTGAACGTAAACAGCAACCAGTAATAAAGCCACCCTGGATAAAAGAGGAGGGAAAATAATATGGCAGATTTAATAATGGCAATACCTCCAAATGTTTTTCTATGGTTGGTACCTGTTATGTTTATTGTTATTATTATATTCTTTGAGCAGCGAAACAAAATGCTAACAAATAGTATTGAGAAGCTTGATAAAACCGTAGAAAAACTATCAAATCTTTTGGATAAACAAGACAAGACGCTAGACGAAATAACACAACGTCTAATAAGGGTTGAAGTGGAGCTAGAAACACTGAAGCACAGGGAGCGTGGTAGGAATGCCTAGGTTATCTAAAGATGAAAAACTAAAAAAGAATTTAGATGACTTATATTATGACACTGTGGAATATTTATTGGAAAAGGTGCGAAATAAGGAATTGATTGCTACTGATATTACAAACATAATAAGGCTTTTAAAAGAAACAGGGACTATAATAAATGATAAAACATCTGAAGATAGTTTAGAATATATTGAATTACCTTTTATAGAGGATGAGTGATGCCTATGAATAAAACAGACTATTATGCAGCGCTACAAAAAGACTTCAAAAACTTTCTATACCTAATATGGCATTACTTAAACCTTCCAGCACCAACTAAAAGACAGTATGAAGTAGCAGATTACCTTCAACACTCTGAGAGCAAACGTAGGATAATAGAAGCTTATAGAGGTTTTGGAAAGTCTTGGATAACTTCAGCATATGTTTTATGGAAGCTATTTAAGAATCCTAATGAAAAGATTCTAGTGCTTAGTGCTTCCAGAGATAGGGCACAGAATTTTACTAACTTTACCCAAAAGTTGATTATAACTATACCAGAGCTACGCTTTATGGTCCCTCCAGCGTATATGAGATGGTCTTCAACTAGCTTTGACATAAACGGTGCTTTGCCTTCCCATGCGCCCAGTGTGAAAGCTAGTGGTATCTTTTCACAGATAACAGGTGCTAGAGCTTCTGAAATAGTCTTAGATGACGTAGAAACTATTAACACAGTTGAAACCGAATCAATGAGAAATAAGCTATATACAACACTATCTGAAATAGAAAACATAGTTATGCCAGAAGGATACATAACATACCTTGGAACCCCGCATAGTATGGATAGTATATATGGACCAAACAAATTGCTTTCTAGGGGTTATGATGCCTTTATAGTACCAGCAAGGTACCCTAAAATAGAAGATTTACACCACTATCACGGAAAATTATCTCCATTTATACTTCAGGAGTTGATGGAAAATCCCGAGTTAGAAGGACAACCGACAGACAGGTACACTGAAGAGGAATTGACAATGCGTGAATACACTGGTGGGCATGCTAACTTTTTAATGCAATACATGTTGGATACTTTTGAAACAGATGAGAGAAAATATCCATTGCAGCTGAAGAATTTTATAGTAATGGATACAGACAAAATTAAGGCTCCAGTAAGTATAAAACATTCACTAAAAGATGAGCATAAGCTAAGCGCATACACTAATTTAGGTATTGCAGGAGATGATGGTTTATATATGCCTTCTAGAGTAGATGAAGAATGGCTTAAATATGATGGCATTTATATGGCTATAGACCCTGCAGGAAAGGGTGTAGACCAGACAGCGTATGTTGTTATAGGGCAGCTTAACGGAAACCTTTACATTCTTGACCTGGGTGGTCTAGAAGGTGGCTATGATGATAACACACTAACTATACTAGCACAGAAAGCTAAGGAATATAATGTTACTAGAATATATATTGAAGCTAATTTTGGGGATGGTATGTTTACAAAGCTATTTCAGCCAATACTGCTAAGATTTCATCAGTGTGCTGTAGAAGAGGTTAAACAGTTTACCCAGAAAGAGAAGCGAATTATAGATACACTAGAGCCAGTATTATCACAACATAGGCTGGTTATAGATACCGAAGTGATTAATAGGGAGTACAATTTATATCTTAGAAATGATTTATATGTGTACTCTTTATTGTATCAGATGACAAACCTATGTGATATGAAAGATGCACTTAAACACGATGATAAAGTTGATGTTTTAGCTATTGGTGTAAAGGCATGGCAGCAAGCGTTAGGCTTAGATACTGAAAAAGTTTTAGAGGAATATAAAGAACAGCAACTAATGGAGCTTTTAAAACGTAGAAGTGAATTTGTTTCAGTGTTTAATAAGAAGAATACATATGCACCAAAAGATGAACGAACGCTGTTTTTAAACTTCTAATGAAGGAGGTGTAATAATGGCTGCACCAGAGGTGGCTATATACAAATATAGAGATTTGAAACCTTTTCTAGACCCTACTAAAAGATATATTTTAGATGCCATTGGTGAACTTCCAGATGATTGCTGGTTTATACATCCAGTGATGTATGAGCCAGAGCCAGGAACTAGTATACGATATTTTCCAGATGAGAGGGTATATAGGCGGGATTTCTTTAAATGGCTACGATATTTAATTTTTGAAGCTACAGCAAGAATATTTGTCCTTGATATGTATTATGAAGTTCACGGTGATGGAACACTGACAGTAGAAGAAATAGTTAAGCAAGCGTTGATAAAATTATTGAACAGAGACAATCTTTATTATAATCTTCCAAATAGTCTTGAGTTGAACTTTTTAAAGGTTAAAGCTGATGTAGAAGCAATAGGTGAGGTATTAAAGAATACATATAGACCTGATATAGAAGTTGACCTAGACCACCTTTCAGACGTTTTGTATGTCCCAGTAACTGAGTATGCTTGGGTTGCATTTTACTATGAGCCCAAGCCAAACTTCTATGACCCTGAGTCGCCGTTGACGGTTACATCCCAGCGTCCTTTATTTGACCAATTTGAGAGTCTTTGGTATCTATTAGGAGGTTATGCAGGGACCAACTATTTTTCAGACTTAGCTTACTGCGGTGATGCATTTACTGATGAAGAGTATTACACTTATGTGCTTGATGGTGGTGAAGCTTCTTCAGTAGACTATTTAATAGACTAAAAAGGAGGTGTTGTTATGGCAGTGCGTATTAAGCTTAGGAGAGGCACAAAAGAGGAGTGGGTACAATATAATCCTGTCTTAGCTTTAGGAGAAATAGGGCTAGAATATGTTATTGACCCTATAACAAACAGTATAACGGATTGGACCCTTAAAGTTGGAGATGGTGTGCACACATGGTTAGAACTTGATTATCCTGAGGTAGGCATTGTAAGTGATTGCATTATTGATGGAGGTGTTGTCTGATGGCAACTAAAATCAGGATGAGAACAGATAGGTTAGAAAACTGGGAAGAAGTCAATCCCAATCTAATTAAAGGAGAATTAGTAATAGCAACATTTGAAAGAGTTTTCAAAGACAGACAAGCTAACAGAGAGCAAATAATTATAGGAGGTGATAACATCCCATGGAGTAACAGCCGACGCTTAAATACTAAAAGTGCTAATGCACTTATTGATTGCGGAGATTTAGCTATAGAAACAATGGATTCCATGAAACACATTAAGGATTAATCTAAGTTTCATAGGTTACCTAAGCGTAGGAGGTCCTAGGAGCGTTTGCTTAGGTCTTCCTGGTAGATTATCTTAGTTAGTAGGGTAAAATGGATTGTAGGGCACGTGAGAGGGTATCACGGCTTAAAAAAAAATATAAAGGGGGTAAAGAAAGTGAGTGAACTTTTGACAGCGTTAATTAGTATGGGTGGCATGGTGTTAATAGGTTACTTAAAACCTGAATGGTTAGTAGGGTGGTTATTGAAGCTGTTGGATAAAAAGCTTCCTAACATTGGAAACAAGATAGAGAATTCTTTGGGTATCAAGGCTATAGAAACTGGAGTGTATATAATTAAAGCACACCCTGACTCTGAAAAAATGAACGAAGCAGTAAAAGTCATTGATTCTTGTTTAGAAGTA